TTTTTTTTTTGACCGCTTCCATTTGGGCGGTCAACTCTTTAACGGGAACATCGCCGAACATATCGACGACCTTTTGCAACCCATCGTCGGATAAATCGTTGTACGGTTCCCCGTCGATTGATTTAACCAACACGGCAAACGCCAAATGCTTTGGGCTTATCCCGGTTTGAATGAAATACACGTTTTGCCGCATATTATCCAATTCGATTGCCGCCAATTCGGGGGTTTTGCTCCGGGCGTATCTTATCGCCTTTTCAATATGCGTGTCGAAATCCTGCAAATCGGAACCAACCCCGGCATCAACTAACAACATTTTGTTGTACTTATGAAATCGCAACATCGGCAATTCGTCGATAGCGTCGTATATCTCAACGGTGCGTTCTCCTATCTTCACGGTTTTCATAGCAAAAAACGGGTTATCATTGTGGAACAAAAGGGAACCAACAACAACGTCGGGTTCCCGGTTATAAACGCCAAAAGGATTGCCAAAGCAACCCCCGCCCAAAAGGACAAACAGAAATCGCAATTAAACATCTTTGCGAAAAACTCGTTGCCGTGGACTTGTACCCATTCGATAACCTGCCATTTGCGTAACAAGGTCAAACCGAATGCAGCAACCAAAGCAACCACGACCGTATAAAATAAAAATGTTTGCATACACTTTGTTTTTAATCAGTTAAACACGTTTCATCAATTCCCAATTCCCCGGCAAACCGGAACCCGGCGAACGGGTGCATTAAAAATTGATTGTCTATTTCGTCCAAAGTGAACCCGGCAAATATGTTTTCCGCCTTTGCGTACACTCTGTTTATTGTCATGGAACCGGAACGCAACCAAATACCGCCATTCAATACCCGCATGATTTGTTGTTTGACCGCCTCCGTATTCCGGTTGTTGGGGTCGTTGGTTATCGTGCGCATATCAAACCAAAAGATAACCGAAAACGGCGTTGTATATTTGTTTTGTTCGCCGGGGAACCAATCAATTTGTTGCGGGTCGTCCAACACGAAAAACGAAAAATTCCCTATATTACTATCCGGGGCAATCAACATATATTCATTGCCGCCGACGTAAATATTGGGCGTGTAATATCGTTTTCCTTGTATGGACTTAACCAACCGTTCCGAACGTCCAAAGGAATAATTAAGCCACGGCAATTCGTCCGCCAATCCCTTTTGAATATTTGCAATAACCCGGTCGAATAATTCCGGGTTCTTTATAATCGGTATTCGTTCCATATTAAACCGCTTGTTTTCTTAATTCCCAAACTTTGGTAACGGCTTTTGCAATTCGTTTATTACGTGTGCCGTAATTGTTGTTATAACTATTATCGCACCACTCCAAATTATTTGGGTTGTTGTTTAACTTGTTTTCGTCCTTATGGTTGATATGTGGTAAATTGTCCGGGTTGGGAACAAATGCCATTGCAACCAATCTATGTACTCTATACGTTATACTTTTACCGCCTTTCATAAGTTTAATAATCGCATAACCGTATATGTTACGTTGCGGGGCTAATTTCTTTGGTACTCCGGTGCGCCTGTAATCCATTGAAATAATATCCCCGTTTTCCGTAACCCTATAATCTTTATCAAACCCTAATAAGGGCTTTGCGTTCAATATCAACTTATCCATTTCCGTATATCGTTTTTTTTGCTTTGGTTAGCAAATCCGGGTAAACGTATTGCCAAATCAGTTTAGCAATGTTTTCGTTCGTCAATCCCAATATTTGCCGCCCGTACTTTTTTATCAAATCTTCCGTCTTGAAATCCGACGCCTTAATTTCAAATTGTTTGTCGCCGACTTCCAAATAAAAACTACTCTCAAAATCGCCCTCATCCCGTAACGTTACCCGGTTCGTCGGTTGTCCCTTTTCCTCCTTAATGGCTATTGTTAGCGGGGTATAAGGTCGATAATCCATTATGTCAACGCCCAATCGGTTAATACCTTGTTCAAATAATTGTTCCTCGGCGTTGGCATCAATGATAAACGCCGTTGTCATTCCGTCGTCGATTATGTCCCGTATAATCAACCCGGACGTCAACCCGTCGTTAAATGTATTAACCCGGTTGCGTAAATCAATTATTGATTGTAACCCCGCCATAATGCAATTACGTTGTCCGGTATTTAACGCCCCGGTTGTTGCAACTTAAACAAATACGGTCAATACCTTGCGTATCTAACCGCAAAGCCTCAAACGCTTTTTTAAGGTCATAACCCAAACCGCCGGGGCGTCCCTCAACGTTCCCGTCCAACTCGTACAAAATATCCATTTTAGAGGCGTTGGATTGGTTCCGGTTTACCCTTACGTTGGGGTTCATTGCCAACGTGCGTAAAGCAATTGCCGCAACTTGGCGTTGTATTACCGTTTGGAATATCGCCCGTTGTTCAACGATAAAATCGGTTAGGTCGCAACCCACCGTTATTTCACAATTCAACCCGTAATTCAACGTATTAGTGTACATCGTATAGGCTATATCCCACAACTCCGGGTATTCGGCGAATGTTTCCGGGGCGTTGTACATAAACGGGGAAATCTGCAAATACTTTGTCAATTGCCGCCATGCCTCAATATTGCCGTACCCGGTACACGTTCCGCACGGTTCCCGGCTCCAATCTTTCGACACGTTAATTGCTTGCATTCCGGCGGGCAAATCGTCTTGATTGTAGCAAAGGAACCACGCACCCCCGGCGTTGTTTGCGTCGCTTATATACGGCAAAAAACAATCTTCCAACGTAAACCATTGAAAGCCGCCATTTGTCAACGTAAAATTCAAATCAAACGTCTTTACGGGGTCAATCTGCGAACTATGGAAAAGGTATAATTTCACAATCCCAGTTCCGCCTGTCATTTGTAAGCCAACCCGGTGTATTTGGGCGGTAACTCCCATTGCCCGGACGGGGATTATTTCAAAGCCAACCAATTTATGTGCGTTCGGTTGGGTCGCTCTAATACGTCCCGCACCGTCAAAGAACGTGCGCCGTTCCAATAGGTTCTTTGTTTCCTTATCCAACCCCTTTATTTGGGTAAACGTTTGTACCGCCGTGGAAATTCCGTTGCGGGTCAAACGCTCCAAATAGTCGGACAATATATTGTATTTCTCCCAAAAGGTCGAACCCTCGGCGGGAACCTCGGCGACGTTATCAACCAAAGCGACCCAATACAAGGGTTTGCCCGCCGCATCGTTGGCGTATTGTACCACGGTTCCGGCTTTCCATTCCTTTGTATCGTTCCAAACCGGGTATTGAAAACCCCAATTATCCGGGACGATTGCCGCCATATTATCCAACGTCACAAGCGGGTGCGCCCCTTGAAAATATAACCCGCTTTCGGTTTCTGTTAATTGCTCGGCGATTGCCTCGGCGGGATTATATGATTGTTCCCAACCGACGACGTGCAATAACTTATCTTGTATTTCCTTAATCCTATACATAAGCCCAAATATAACCGCCGCAAGTCTTTTTTATACCCTTACAGCATTTAACAATATTACTATCATTTAAACCCGTTTCCCGTTGTGCGTCTTTTACTGATAAGAATGTTTTTATCAAATCGCCGCAAATGGAATACATCGCAATTTGTTTTGCTCGTTGGTGCAATCCGCCTAATCTCCCAACCATATATTCGCCAATCTTTTTATTTAGGCGTGATTTTGTTATTGGATTATTACAATTTTCTTTGGTTGTAACCCAACGCAAATTGTCCGCCCTATTATTCGATTTGTCACCGTCGATATGGTCAACACATGGTTTGTTGCCTGGGTTCGGAATGAAAGCCGCCGCAACTAATCTATGAATATTAACAGATTTACGAATACCATTGCACAATACTACAACATTATACCCGTGCTTATTGGGAACGGCTTTAACTATCTTTGTATTATTACGCACGTTTCCGTAATTACTTATTTCATAATTTGGGAAATCGTATATTACTTTCCAACTTTCCATATCATTAATTAAAAAAAGGGGGCGGGGATAACCACCCCGTCCCCTCGGTTAAATAATTGTTCCATTTTCCAGCTTATGCGCCTGCACCCCCGGCGGGAAATTCCCCGGCGTTGGTTACATATACGGGCATTCCTAACGGTTCGTTCGAATTGCGTGCTTCAATCTCGGCTTTGATAATCGGATTTGCCACGGTGTCCGGATTGCTGTTATATGCTACCATGTAGGCAACATCAACGCTAAATCCGAAATACTCCTTAACGGCACACGTCAAATCGGCGGTTGCGTCGCCCATAATCGCCGATTGGTCGCCCACGGCGGTATAATAATGCGAACCAACGGGCAAATCAATGTACGGCAATCGTACAATGTCCCATTCGTGGAAATTCGCACGGGTACGGCGGTACGCTTCACGGTCAACACGGGTTAATATACCAACGTTTCCATCAGCAACGGCAAACATTGTTCCCATTTTGTTCGCTTCATCCGTTACGTTGTTCGTGTAGTGCAATACCTTGTTGTCGTACTCCATACGCTTATTAACATCGTTGTAAACGCCATGTTGCGCCAACTTGCGGATTAGGCTATCAACCCCCGCATTTGCGATAAGGTGGATATATTCCGGGTAACAATTCGCCCGCATAATTGGGTTAATGTCGCCCAAAATCTCGGTTGCCATTTGGGTTGGAACTTGTACCACGTTTCCGTTCTGCTTGTAGTTGAGCAAAGTTTTGAAAACCTGCGTTTTGTTCGCTTCCAATGCGGCAACGGCTCCTTTATCCAAAGCATCCGCCAACGCACGGGTTGTTTTCTCCATTTTGCGCATGAAATCGTGTTGATACGAAATTTCATTGTTTGAATACGCCGCCGGAACCATCGTAAACCCGATTGCATAGGTAGCCCAAACAAGCGTTACCAATGCGGACGTATTCTCATTGTCGGCAATAACGCACGAACGCACGTTGCTAACTTGTACGTTTTCGTCGTAATTGATAACCGGAACTTGTACCGTGTTACCGATACTTACTAATGCCCTATCTCTCAAATTAGGGCTAATGATTGAGTTAGGGGCGTTGGTTTGCTCAATAAAGAAATCCAATGCGCCGTACTCACACGGGCGGAACATATTACGGTCTAACTCCGGGTTCTCTATCCGCCAATTCTGTACTCTTGTTGCAATTAAACTCATTGTTTAAAAAATTAAATTGTTTATAAATGCGGGTTTACCCTTTACCCGTGTTGTCTTTTACTTTTCCGGTAATGCGGCAATATTGTTGTCCTGCCATGCCTGTTTCATTCCGGCGTCAAATTCAGCCGTTCCAATCTGCAAACCTTGTTGTTGCAAAGTGTTGGCGATTGCGTCGTATGCCTCAACCCTCGTTTTTGCGCCGGATATATCAACGGTAACATTACCGCCTGCACCGCCGCCCGCCGGGGGATTGGTTCCGCCGCCCGCCGCTTGGCGTCCTTTATCCAAAATACCCATTGTTTCCAATTCACGGGTCAAAAGGTCGCCGGGGGTGTACGGGTTCAACTGATTGTTCGGGTTGCGCATGATTGCGCCGCTTTCGTCCTTAAAAGCAAGGATTTTACCGCCTTTTCCGTCGTCGATATATTCGGGGTTCATACCCTTAATTTTGTCGATTGCTTGCGCTAACAAAACCTTTGTTGCGCTTTCGGGCAATCCCGGTTTGAATTTCAACCCGGCGGTTGCGGTCTGCAATGCACCCTCGATACGAACGCCGAACAACTCCGTTTGGAATTTCTTTTCGGCTTCATCGTACTTGCTTTTGAGGTCGTTAAACTGCGTTGTTACCGCCGTTAAATCGGCTTTCGCCTGTTTCAACGCCTTTGCCG